TGTTATAAGGGCCAGAGGTGTTGGAACTTTTAATATTAACGATGCTCTTAGTGGAAGTGGAGATATAGACCAGTTCCAGACAATAAGTTTGTCAACAGCTTTTAAAACTTTTGTTACTCAAATTAACAAGAAATCTTCATCCGTTAATGGGATTAGTTTAATTAATCCAAACTCAAATACAAATGGAGATTACATAGAAGTAGATTACGTTGCGTACAGTTTTGGTTTGCCTTGTGATAGTCAAGGCAACATTTCTTATACAACGGCTTACATGAGTGCAGCACCAACAACTGGAACGTGGATAGCTGGTGATATAATTTACAACACAGCCCCAACTGCTGGAACTGCAACAGACATGGGATTTGTATGTGTAACTGGTGGAACGCCGGGGACATGGAAAGGATTTGGCGATATTGCCAGCTAATGCGCCTAGTGCGTGGACAGTCCAGCCAAGGAGGTAAACATGGCACTGACTAAATCAACAGTAAACGACAAGATCGAAGTCATTAACAAAGGTGACTGGTCTGTAGTGCAAGTTCGCACTGCGACTATCATTGCAGAAGATGGCACAGAAATCAGCCGTACATTCCACCGTCATGTGGTAATGCCTAATGCTGACCTCTCAGCAGAGGATGCAGACGTATCTGCTATCTGTACTCCAGTATTCAGTGATGCGGTTAAGGCTGCTTATGCTGCACACTTGGCAGAGGGAGAGTAATCATGGTTGCTGTAACAGAAACACTAGGTTCTAACACAAGCACAGCCTCTCTGCAGGTAGTCGGTCACTTCAACCTTTCTATCTCTGGTACATGGTCTGCTACAGTTACAGTACAACGTAGCTGGGACAACAGCACATGGTTCGATACAGATACCTTTACATCTAACTACGAAGGTGTAGGGTTTGATGCAGAAGAGGTCTATTACAGGGCAACTGTCTCAGGGTATTCCTCAGGTAATGTTGTCATCCGTATATCTGACAATCGGGACTTCACATCTAAGACTGTCTTCGTAGCTTAGAGGGTGTCATGGAAGATAGTTGGCACCTTAGTAAGTCAGTACCTGTAACTCTGGTACTGGCTATCGTTGCACAGACAATAGCCCTTGTCTGGTATATCTCCAGTTTAGACAGTGCCGTAAAGGCCAATGCAAGAGACATCATTCGTAATGAAACTCGTCTAGGTTCTCTTGAGAATATCGTTCAGGCCCAAGCTGTAACTCTTGGTCGTATGGATGAGAACATTAAAGCTATTAGAGAATCAGTAGAAAAGATGGCTAATCAATGAGAAACATCAACGAAATCTTTGTACATTGCAGTGCAACTAAACCTCACTGGATGGAGAAGTCTAACTGCATTGATAAGGTTGAAGAGATCCGTAGGTGGCACGTAGAGGAAAGAGGATGGGCAGATATAGGTTATCATTTCGTTCTTGATCGTAATGGTGTTGTCTGCCCCGGAAGGCCAGTAGAAAGAGCAGGTGCTCATGCTAAAGGCCACAACAAAAACTCTATCGGTATTTGTATCGTAGGTGGATTTGGTTCTGATGCTAACGATAAGTTCGAAGAGCATTATACAGAAAAACAAAGAAAAGCTCTAAATACTTTACTAGATAGCTTGACAGCAGAATACTCAGGTGCTATAATACGTGGACATAACGAGGTGTCCTCAAAAGCCTGTCCCGGTTTTAACGTAAAGGATTACCTCAATGACAGATCAAGCCTTACCGAAGAAGCAAAAGACCTTGAAGAGGGAAGTGGCAGCCCTATTGTTGGCAGTTCTTCTATTGCTGATTTGCTTATGGGTCTTCTTCGGAAACTCCTTAGCAGGTGAGGCAGTGAAGGTACTTAACCTGCCAATCTTTACCTTTGCTGGTGCAGCCTTTGGTTTAGACTCAGTAGTTAAACAATGGAACATCAGTAATAAATGAGTGTAACTTTAGATCAGATTAGACAAGCTGCTGAGAATGATCTAGCCACATTTATTAAGCTTGTCTCACCAGAGCAAGTGTTAGGCCAATGTCACGAGGATGTGTGTAACTGGTGGACTAGAGGGGGTTCTAAATCTCACCAATTGTTACTCTTCCCTCGTGACCACGGCAAGTCTAGGTTGGTAGCTTACAGGGTTGCATGGGAACTAACCAAAGATCCTACGTTACGGATACTGTACATCTCAGCCACTGCAAACCTTGCAGAGAAACAACTAGGGTTTATCAAGGGTATCCTAACCTCAGAGACTTATAGTCGTTACTGGCCTGAGCATGTTAATAAGGACGAAGGTAAACGAGTACGGTGGACAACATCAGAGATTATGTTAGACCACCCTCTTCGTAAGAAAGAGAATGTTCGTGACCCTTCTGTCTTTACTGGTGGTCTCACCACTTCTCTCACAGGGATGCACTGTGACATTGCAGTTTTAGATGATGTTGTTGTCTATGAGAATGCATACACAGGTGAGGGACGTAATAAAGTTAAGAGCCAGTATTCTTTGTTGTCCTCTATCGAAGGGGCTAATGCAAAGGAGTGGATCGTAGGTACTCGTTACCACCCTGCAGACTTATACAACGATCTGATGCAGATGACTGAAGATCAGTATGACGAAGATGGTAACAAGGTATCTGAGGAACAGATCTACGAGGTTATGGAGAGAGCAGTAGAAGACCGGGGAGATGGTGTTGGTGAGTTTCTATGGCCCCAACAACAACGTAAAGACGGTAAATACTTTGGCTTCAATCGTCAGATCCTAGCTAAGAAACGTGGGCAGTACCTAGACAAGTCTCAGTTCAGAGCACAGTATTACAACGATCCGACTGATCCAGATAACGTACCGATTGAGAGTAACAGATTTCAGTATTACGAACGTAAACATCTGAAGCAAGAAAATGGGTTCTGGTTCTACAAAGATGCTAAGTTAAATGTATTTGCTGCAGTTGACTTCGCATTTAGTTTATCAAAGAAAGCTGACTACACAGCTATTGTAATTGTAGGCGTTGACTCAGACAATAACATCTATGTCCTAGACATTGATCGTTTCCGTACAGACCGTATCACAGAATACTTCGAACACATTCTGCAGTTATCAACCAAGTGGTCTTTCCGTAAGATGCGAGCAGAGGTTACAGTAGCACAACAGGCAATCGTTAAGCAACTCAAAGAACTTGTCAAGCAACATGGGTTAGCTATTAGCATTGATGAGTACAGACCCAACAAACATCAGGGTAATAAAGAAGAACGTATAGCTGCTACACTTGAGCCTCGTTACGATAACATGCAGATCTGGCACTACCGTGGTGGTAACATACAGACACTAGAAGAAGAACTACAGTCAAGGAACCCACCCCACGACGATATTAAGGATGCTCTTGCTTCTGCTATTGACATTGCTGTCAAGCCTTTCAAGAGTATTCGCAGAGATAAAAGTAATAATATCGTTTGGGCTAATAATAGATTTAGAGGAGCCTCTTAATGGCAGGTGAAACAATAGAACTAGAGTACTTGCTAGGTCCAGATTCTATGGCTGTAGAGGTGGCTAATCGGTGGCGTGAGTGGTCTAACCTTCGTGAGCAGAAGGTAGAAGAGTGGAAAGAGTTACGGAACTATCTGTATGCTACAGACACTAAGACAACAAAGAATGCTATGTTGCCTTGGTCTAACAGCACCACTACTCCTAAGCTTACACAGATCATGGACAATCTCCATGCTAACTACTTTGCTACTTTGTTCCCACAATCTAAGTGGATGCGGTTTGAAGCAGAGACTAAAGATGCTAACACCAAAGCCAAACGATCTGTTATCCAAGCATATATGGACAACAAGGTTCGTCAGTCTGACTTTGTAAACATCTCTAGTGATTTGTTATATGATTACATTCAGTACGGCAATTGCTTTGCTACTGTGGTGTGGGAAGATAACTATCAGGTGAAAGCAGAAGGTGATCTAGTTGTAAACTATGTTGGCCCTAAGATGGTTCGTATCTCACCCTACGACATCTGCTTTAATCCTACTGCCCCTAGCTTTGGCAAGTCACCTAAGATCATTAAGTCTATTCAGACACTAGGAGAGATCCGAGGAATGATCGACAGTGACCCTTCCAAGAAATACATGGAAGGTGTCTTCGACAAGATGATGGGTGCTAGGGCTGCTGTAACTGGTTCTGATGCTACCTACAACAAAGCTGATGGATACATTGCTGATGGCTTCACATCCATACAACAGTATTACGAATCAGACTATGTGGAGATTCTGACATTCTACGGAGATTACTTCGACACTGAGAACGGTGTGCTGTATAAGAACCGTATCATTACTGTTGCTGATCGTGCTTATGTCTTAGCTAACGAAGAGAACCCTAGCTGGTTAGGCAGTGCTCCTATCTTCCACGCAGGGTGGAGGCCACGCCCAGACAACCTATATGCAATGGGTCCACTAGATAACTTGGTTGGTATGCAGTATCGTATTGACCACCTAGAGAACCTGAAGTCAGACGTATTCGATCAGATTGCTTATCCGATCCTCAAGATCCGTGGTGACGTAGAGGACTTCGACTTCGAACCCGGCTCTCGTAT